TCCGGCATAGGAAACGCTGTGATGTAAAATATATATCCAATGAAACCTGCCATTGACAAAGTTCCTAAGACAGTTGGAGTCCAGTCACCTGAGAATTTACTTCTCGCATCTTTTCTGTCATCCACTTCTAATGCATAGATATCTACATCTAATTCTTTCATCTGAACTTCAAAACCTTTTTCAGCTTTTTTAAGTTCAACCATTTGTTCGGCTGTGATATTATTCATAGCACTCTCAATGGATTTTGGATTATTTGGAACACCTAAAACAGAACTTAGTATCTGACCGGCTTGTCCACCTAATGGACCACCGATAGCAGCACCAAGAGTCGGAGCAAGTGTACCTAGTATACCTTTTAGTTTTTTCATGATTAATCTACCGTTAATGTTGTTTCTAATATTTCATTTATACTCTCAGCAACCCAATCAGGAACATCCTCAACAAACATATAATTTTCATTTTTCATATATAGTTCAATGATTCGTTCATAAATAGGTCTGAAATCTTCACGCTGTATCCAAGGATTATTAGACTTAGTTCTAGATTTACAATCTATTCTATAGGCTTTGTCTAATTGCTTCTCGGTATACAATAGCATAATTAGTACGACCAAATACGGGGTCTTGAACGAGATTTATCCATGTCCAAATGAATAAAACGAGTACCAATAGGACCCTTTTGTGAGATTCCAATACCAATAATGCCATGTTTTAATGCTACTTCTACTAATATAAAGGCTTGTTCCATACTTACAAGTATGTCGATAGCTTTACCTGAAGCATGTGAACCCGGCTTTGCTTTACCAGCTTCTATAGGATGAGTAGGATGTCGATATGCACTACTCACTCTAAACGGGAAACCACACTCTTCACGTATCGCTTCAATCACCTTCATGAATGCAACATCCATGCCATTCTCGCCTGTATGTTTACAAGCTAGTTCTGAGTCTTTAAAATATTTATACATAATTAATTAGATAGTAAATAAGCTAACATCTTCAGGAGGTGTCTGAACATTTAGTCCTAGCTCTCTTAATCTAGAAGATGTTTTACTTTTAGGTTTAGTTTTATTAGTGTTACGTTCGTATGCAGCATTAACATTTTTTAAATAGTTTATAGCTACATCTCTAAGTTCGTTGGTGTTTGAACCTCTAGCTATCCATTTGTCCACATAAGAAGGACCTTCATGATAGGCTAGTAGGGCAGTATTTAAGTCTTTGTATTTATTTTCCATAGCATAATAATAATCTCTACCAAATCTAATGTTTTCTTCAGGACTATTATTTCTTAAAGGAACAACATTAAATCCCGGCTGTTTCCCTGTATTAGGCTTAATTTGCATTAATCCCTGAGCACCTGAGTCTTTATTATATGCGTTAGGATTAAAATTACTTTCAACTTCCATAATTGCATTTATCTTAGGGTCATCTGTTAAATATGGATTTGTTCCTGAAGCCTGTTGAATTCTGCCACCATATTCATCTTGTTGTGGTAAAGTTACTGCTTGACTGGATTCTGACATTCTTTGAATCTCATAAAGCTCTTGCTCTAAAGGTATTAAATTTTGAGCTAGTGGAAATTCATTTCTAGCACTTACAGTTTCTAATGCATCAGTAACGAATCCCTTAAATCCACCCTTGTTAAATGTTTCTCTTTCTAAATATGATTCACCAGTAAACATATTTTCTCTTTCTGATGGAAACTCTGCTACACTATCTACTGGATATTTTTTATCTATCGCAACACCACCTAACTTTTTAGGCTCTCTTTGTAGTTTTGTAGCTTCAGCATTATATTTAGCAGTTTCTTTTTCTAATAACTTGTATAACTCTTGTACTGACTTTTCAGCTTCTTCCGGTGATATTCTATTATCAGCTAACTCTCGTCCAATTCTATTAAATTGCATTCTTATTCTATTATAAACTCTTCTGTAGTCTGCATCTCTTATGTTTAAAAGTTTTTGCATTTCAACAGGCTGTAATTTAAAACCAAATACACTCATAATAGCTTCAAAAGGCGTAAAGGTTGTGCCATATGTTGATTGTCCACCCTCTACAGCTCTTCTAAATGCTGTCACAACTTTATCAGAACCAAATGAATTACTAAATGGTGTATACTTTTTAGCTATATCAATACCTTCCTCACCCATAAACTGACTAAAGAATGGTACGCTAAAGGCTGTTGAAGGTATATTAGGACTTAAACGACTTAAAATATGTTGCATTTTTACTGCATCATCATTACCCAATCCAAGACCATCAATCTTTTGTAAAGTAAAAGGGTCAACTCCAGTCATTAAAGGTATCATAATTTCACCAACAGCACCAAAGTTAGGTGTTAAAGTTGTTGGTAGTTTTAAAGATTTATTATCTGTAAATGGAATAGGTATACCAATACCTTTTTCGCCCACAGAAAATACATCACCACCCGGTATAAATCTTCTTACATCTATATATAAAGGAATCTCATTACCAAATCTATCTGTACGTTCAGAAGCAAAAGGAGTTTTAATTAGTGTTTCAGGTAAGAAAGGCATACCAAATAAATTCTGCCTTAAATCTTCCCTCATTAGATTTCTTTCTTTTTCTTCATCACCCGGACCAAACTGCTTACCTGCTTCATTTAAAGCATAAGCTCCTACTGACCACTTTGCAAACTTCCAAGGTCTTTTAACTGCTGCTTCAGCCAGTAAAGGTACAACCCTATATGTATAAGAAATAAAAGGTGTTGGGAATCTTCTAAGTGTATTAATAAATGGTGCATTAATATCATAATCAATAAACCATTTTTTAGCATCAGCAGCAGCTTCAGCAGGACTCATACCTTTTGCAAGTCTGTCCATGAATAAGCCCATTCTAAATGCTTGGTCTTCTAACTGATATAAGTTTTCTAACTTACCTGCTGTCATTTCATATGCTTTACTACCTGTTTTTTTACCTTTATTTTTTAACTTTTGAAAAACGCCTATAGCATAATTTTGAGCATTAACAATTTCAGGATTAGCTTCATCTGCTAATTTTAATAATTCTTCGCCTACTTCCCTACCCTGTTTTGTAAGTTCTCTACTAACTAAATCAACATCAAATACTCCGTATTGTTTTGCTAGTTTATATAGCTCATCACCTTCTTCTTTTGCTAAACCTTTTTGAAGCTCTTTAAATCCTCTACCCATAAACTTATAATTAGCATCAGCCAAATCATATAAGATAATATTAGATACAGTATTATTGACATGTACCACAGGGTTCCATGCTGTTTTAGATTTTTTCCATAGTCTATTTGTAGCTAGGTAACCTTCCATTATTTTACCATCAGCATCTTTAGTCATTTGAATTCTTTGTAAATCATCAGCAACTTCTTTTGGTACATACTTATCTGCAAGTTTACCGTATTTACGTATTGGACTACCTGCAACAAAAGTTGATTGATTTAGAGGTTCCTTAGATATTAAGACCCAGTCTTGTTCTTGAATTTTACCACTAGCTACCCTAGCCTTAAAAACGTCATCGCTTATAGCCAATACATCATCAGCAGCAATCTTCTCATAAAGCTTAAATACAGCTAAGTCATTTGTCATTAACCTACCTGTTTCAGCCATGTTAAATGCTGCATCTTCTATTTCACCCATAGCTTCTCTTTCTTTTTTAGTAAAGTCTCTGCGAAGCTGAATCCTTTTAGTGCTTTCTAAGACAACATCATCCCCTGCTTCGGAAACAACTTTCCAATCCCTAACGTCTTTTACTGTGTCACTAAATCTATAATTATCAATTCTTTCTACTCTTTTCTTTTCAAGAGCATTCATAAACTTATCATACTTATTTTTACTAACTGCTACTTTTATAGGTACAGCTTCGTAATCAGAATATCTGTTATATATTTTACTATCAGGATTTAAGCTTCTATTGTAAGTACTGATATTAATTTTTTTATCATTTGTCTTACCTCTTGGTCTAAGCTCATCACCTATTATTTTTAGTTGTCTAGCTGCTGAATAACCCATACGACTTATATCCTGTTTTAAATATTTCATATAAGTTCTATGCAGATAAGTATCAGCATTTTTTCTAAAAACTTTCTCACTTAAAAGACCTGCATCAACTAACTGTTGCCCAGCTAATTTTACTATTTGTCGGGCTTCATCCGAGAATCCTTTTAAGTCAGGAAGTTTGTCAACTTCACCAGTAATCATACCATTTAAAACTTTTCTTTCTTCAACTGATAATGTCATTGTTTTTCTAACATAATCATCAAATAAGTTTGATAAATTATTAACTTCACCAAAAGCTTCTTTTCTTTTTTGTACGTATCGTTTAGCTAATCCATAATCGTCAACAATACCTGATGATATTAACTCACCTAAGCTTCGTTCACCAAATGGAATCTTTGATATAGCTTTTGTAGCTCCTGCACCACCTACTGCAAACAATAAACCAGCTAGTACTTTTTGTGCATTAGTAGACTCAGGGTCATTAAATGCATTATAACCTGCTACCCCTGTAGCTACACCTACCAATCCTGCACCCCAGTTCTGTACTGCAACGTTCCAAAGCCTATCACCAGCTACATCTTGATAAAAACTTTTAATACCATCTGTAACTTTTTCGGGCTTTTGAGTTCTTAAGTTCTTAATAGCATTTTGAGTAATTTCTTCAACTTCTTCAGGAGTAGGTGCTTTACCTTGACGTGTCATTAAAGCTTTATCCTGTATATTTTTTAATTCGCTATCTTTTAAACTAGGCATCATTGGATTTCTACCCATTGATTTAGCTATACTATTTCCAATAGCAGCACCACCTAGTCCTAAGACTCCTCCCATTGTAGCACCAGCTGCTGAGTTTAATAAACGACTTTCTCCTTCACCTACATATGAAGTTGCTCCATATGCACCACCTAGACCTACACCGTATCGTGTAGCATCTACAAGACTTTTAGATTTTTTCATCCATCCTAGTAATGGTACCCATCCTATAGGGTCTAGTGCAATTGCTGCACCTGCGTAAGCTTGGAAAGCTTTATCACCATAGTCAGGATTTTCTAGTATCTGTCTTAGTTTTTGGTCTTTCTTTTTAAGCTCTTCTAACAAACTAGATTTGTTTGTCATTTTACCAAAGATTTGTTGTATGCCTCTAGTTGAATCAGACATACCCATGTTCATTGCATACTTAATAGCTTCTTCTTCAGATAATGCTTTAGTATTAGTACCTAGTATACTACTACCAACTCCCACATTTTTCAGTGAGTTTAATGTATTAATTAATTTCATTAATCTTGAGGTACTTCTACATCTTCAAAGAATGCAGCATCTACTAATTGCTCACCTAAATCAGTTCTTTCTAGTGTTTGACCAGCTATTGGTGCTCCCCATTTTAGATACCTATTTGAAACTTGAGGTATTTTACCGGATATTTGAAGACCTTTTATTTCAACAAACTCTTTAGCAAACTTACCTTCATCTAAAGCACCTGTTCTAGGATTCATAGAGTTTACTAATGCTTTTTGTGTAGGATTGAGTGAATTAAACCAATTATCATAAGCTTTTGTATCCTTACCAAATCCAAAATTACCTACAGGCTCTTTCTTAGTTATAGGTTTACCTTGCTTATCTCTTTTAACCCTTCTTTTATCTCCTTTAGTTTGTTTAACTTTTACAGTCTTAGTAATTTTTGTTCTTTGTACAATATCATCATACAGTCCAGTTGATTTTGCTTTTTCTAAAACCTTAGCTGCTCCTTTAGAGGCTAATAATCTTGTTGATGCAACAGCTCCAAGTCTAACAAGACCTAATCCGGGAACTAGCCATAAAGCATCTTCAATACCTAAGTCTTCTCCAATTAATAAATCTTTAACAAATCCAAATGGTTTAGCTAAATTAAATCTACGTTCGATAACTCTATTTTCTTCTTGAGGTATATCATCTTTATTATCTGCTGATATTATTTCCATATCCATTGTAGAGTAACGTGTATCTTTAAATATAACTCTATCTTCTTTTACGTTATAACCAACACGCTGAGGACTATCAAATAATGTTCCTAGCTGTAAAGTTTCAAGTACTGACATATCTAATGCTTTTTCTTCAGGTGGGAAATAATTACCAAGACTATCTACCCTACTAAAGTCTCCACTTTCAAATTCTTCTTTTAATTGATTTTCAAGAGTTAAACTAGGAATAGACATTTCCTTTAGTTCTCTCATAACATTTTGACCTTGTAGACTATCAAAGAAATCTTTCCATCTTGGTGAATTAGATAAAGCATAATCTACTTTATAAATATTATTTGTTATTTTACTAGATGGTGATAGCCTATTTCTAAACTTATATATACCATCAATAAAATCATCGAAGCTTTTATAATATGCAGGTTTAGGTCCTTTACCATCCAAAAATGCCTGTACTTCAGGTTTATAATTTCCTGTAGATTCACCCATTGGTCCCATTATGTAAAAATTATTCTCTGCATACTCAAAATACATTTCTGCTAATTCAGTTTTATTAGCAGCTATTAAATCTTCTTTCTCTACTTGATTTAAAGATTTACCAAATCTAGGTGCTAATTTTCTGTAAGCAGTTTCAGGAGTATTTCCATCTTCTAGTATTAATTTATTAAATTCATCATTTGCTGCTTCATCTAACAACCTACCATATACTACCATTTCTTCAGGAATAACACGACTTTTTGGTACATAACCATCAGGTAAGTCAACTCTTTTTTCTTCTACTTGATAGTTTCCATTAGCATCTTCATAAGAAATAATTTGATTTTGATATCTTACTATTCTTTTTTGCCCTGTGTCTTCATTAATTTGCTCTTCAGTTTTTATATCTGAAATTTTATTTTCTAAATTAAATCTAGCTTTAGGTAAAGCTTCTTTTAAGTTTGCTGCAAATTCAGGATATACAGCATATAATCCTTTAAGTTGCGTATCAATTTTATTAATCTCTGAAAGTTTTGAATTAGCTACATTACGACCATAAGATTTTCTTAAGTCTGCTGCTGATGCATAGTTTAAACCTTGACCAGTAAATAAACCTTTAATTCCTGCAAAAGTTTTAAATTTATTTATATTACCTATTTGATTAAAAACATTTTCATATGCTTCATCAATGAAAGCTTCTCCTTTATTTAAATCTTTATAAGGAACTCCTAAGTTAGTCAAGTCGCTACTAATAGATAGATAATTATTTTTAATTGCTTTTGCTTGTTGCTTTATTGGCTCACCATAAGCTGCATCAGGTAATTTAACTGTTAAATTTTCTTTTGTAATGTCTGAATAAGGATATTTTTGTAAAACTTTTTGTGTAATTAATTCTTTAGCTTTATCTAAAGACCAATCATCAACACTGCCATTATAATTTTGAGTAATATCTTGTTCTATTAAAGCAAACTGATTTAAATTATTTAGTTTATTTTTTGAATTTTGAATATCAAATATTTTTTCTTCTCGTAAAGTTTGCATGTTTTCTTCAACTTTACTACTTCCAAAATCTTTAATAACTCCTGCAAGTTCTAGAGCTTCATCAATTAAAGCTTTGTCTTCTTGACCTGTAACTTTTTTATAAATAGATGATTTTGTAATATCTTTGGTATAAGGATTTCTTGCCATGTTATGCCTCTAATAAACTTTTATTATTTTTTTCTTCTTGATTAGGTCTAGCGAGTAAACCTCTTACTTCTTCAATTGTTTCTTGTGGAATCTCTTCTATCTTTTCTTGTAATTCTTTGTTTTGCATTGTTGGTTTTTTCAAACCCTCAATAGATATTTTTGATAATCCTTTTCTTACAACATCAGTTGTCTCATTAATCTTTTCTAATTGTTGGTCTTCTTCTTTAACATCTTCTTCATTATCACCAGCATATAACTCATAATCAAGTCCCACTTTTTCAGCCAATGCCATAATAATAAAACCAACAGATTCAACTAAAAGCAACATTAAATCTACATCCCACAAGCCTCTTGAGTATCCACTTAATAAATAAGTTCTTGTTAAAACATCAATAGGAACTCCGTCACTAATAGCATCTGTTAGCTTAATAAACTTATCTTTTTCTGTAAGTTCTTCTAGTGCATACAACTCAGCTTCTCTTCTATTTACAAGAGTAGGTGGTTGCTCCCAAGGATATTTTTGGTCAGGATTATTTGTTAAACTTTGACCGGGTACTGCACCAGTATAGCTAGTAACAGCATCTAGATTATCATCACTTATAAATTTAGTTTCCATTCTTTATCCTATATTAACAGTAGCTTGTGGTACTGCTACAGCATTACTTTTAATTAATTGGTTAAAAGAAAAAGGGTCACCACCATAGTAACCAGCCTGTGCAAAACCTGCTAGAGTATTAGGTCCTTGATATCCTAATGTATTAAACTGCTGTGAGTATTGTCTTTCATAATCACTGGCAGTAGTTACGTTTGTTGGTAACGGTATAACATCAGCAGGTGCTGTGTAGCCTACTTGTTGTTCTTCCTCTCCAACAGCAGTTTCTAATACAGTTGCTTTACCTGTAAAACCTGCTAACTTTTGAGTATCCATTGATAACACATCTCTTTGAGAAAACAATGGATTATCTTTAGCTGCTTTTAAAATACTATCAGACCTTGTGTTAACAGATTGTGCATATGCATTTAATCTATTATTTCTATATATTTGGTCTTTACTTAAAACAGAACTTGGAACAGTTTCATAAGTAGGTGTCATTTTAATTACTTCTACATCTTCACCAATAAAACTTTTATCAACTTCAAATCCAGTTACTACATTAGTAGTATTTCCTTGACTAACAGCCATATTCTTCATACTAGGTAAATCAGGTTTACCCATTTTAAAATCAATATCAATATCACCAGCTCCTATTGTATCAGGAGTTGTGATGGCTGTTGGAGAACTTTTACTTAATAAACCACTACCATCTTTTAAACTTACTTCAGCATCTACAAATTGTGGATATGCATCAGTTCCTTTAATTGATGTAATTTCTTTACCTAATGTTTCAGCATCTGTAGCTGCAATTTCAGGAGTTAATCTATTTGAAGTAGGTAATCCAGCTTTTAATCTAAAATCATCTAACTTATTACCAACCCAATTTGAAAACTCACCATAAACATCAGCTAAGTTTTTACCTTTTCCAACTGGTAATTTACCTACAGTATTTTTTACTGCACTGCCAACCATATCAGAAACACGACTAAAGATATTACCAGCAACATTCCCTGCTGTATGAATACCTCGCATAACTGCTCCAAGAGGTCCACTTGCAGTTGCTGCCCAATTACCAAACGTTCCCCATGCTGCACCTAACCCCGGCAGCATAAGAGTTAAAGCTAATGTTCCAATTGGTCCTAACTTACCAAAAGCTTTACCAATCGCACCCAAGCCCTTTTTAAGTGCTTTACCAATAGGTTTAACTATCTTTTTAATTCTTTTAAACGCTTTTTTAACAAATTTCTTAAACATATTTTTACCCGAATGTATTCAAAAACTCTTTTAATCTAGTCATATTATTATTATTTTTCAATCCTGAATGCTCACCTTGCATACCAGCTACTGCAATATTTGTTTCTCTATTTGCAGCATTTTCAGAAGACTTCCAAATATAATCAAACTCATCTCTAACTTCTTGCCACAACTGAGCTTGTGTTGTAGCTGTTAGTGAGAATGCATTTTGAGCATTCATCATATTAACTTGTTGTTGAGCTGCTGTATTTACTTTAGTAATATCTCTTCTCCACTGAACATTACTTTGCTCAATAACTAATGCATTTTGTGCATTAAATTGACTTCTTGCAAATTCTTGTTGTTGATTATATTGGTCAACACTTGCAGCTAACTGAGCATTAAACTTAGATAAATCAGCATCTCTTTGTGCTCTTCTTGCTTCTGCTTGGTTTGCTTGAACTGCATTAAACTGTGACATTGCATCCATTCTCTGTGCATTATTTAAAGCTACTTGTGTAGATAAATTAGTCATAAATTGTTGAGTCTGATTTTCACTAGCTGCATTAAATTGTTTTGCAGCATTTTCAGCTGCTTGATTACTTAATAATCTTTGTTGCTCTTGTTGAGCTTTTAAAATATTGGATTGTTGTTGAGCATTCATATTAGCTAAATCCATTTGTAAAAAAGCTTGAGCATTTTGTATTTGTGCTTTTTGATAAAAATCAGCTTCAGCAATATTCGCCTGTGACATAAGTAATGCATTCTGAACAGTTGACTGTTGGTCAAAGTTAGCTTCTGTGATTCCTACAGTTTGTAAAAATTTACTATTAGATAAAGCTGTTTGTTGGTCAGCACTAAACTGAGCCATATTCATTTGGAAAACTTTATTAGCACTATCTAATGCTACTTGTTGTCTACGTTGAGCATTTGCCTCATTAACTTGAGCTTCAATAGTTCTTTGTTGTCCAACGCTTTGTTGTATAGCCTGTGCATTAGATTGAGCTAATGGTATGGCTGATTGTATAATAGCATTTAATAATGAATCTCTACCAACTGTAGAAGCCGACATACCCCTCTGAGCTAACATTTGCTCTACTGCCGAAACAGCAGGTTTAGCCCATGTAGGTATTTGTCCATTCTCTATTCCTGAAAGCAATCCATCTAACTGAGTAGATACTAAAGCTTCTTCAGGTAATCCGGCAATGATACCTCTTTCAGCTTCACTAAAATCAGCAAGACGTGCTTCTAAGGCTTCAGGGTCATTACCTATCTCTGCAATATCATTCTCTGATAATCCAGCATTAGTTAATTGTTTTTTAGCTCGTGTAACTCTTGAAAGTGTTGTACCAGCATTTTGAGCTGCTTCTGCTTTTGCTTCAGGACTAATAACTCCAACAACTCTATCTGTTAAAGCACCCGGAACAATATTAACTTCAGCTCCTTCTATTGGTTGAACTCTATCAACACCTGCTGCTCTTGCTAATGATTCAGTGGAAACTTCACCCTCTGCTGCTTCTACTTGAGCTTCAACAGGTACTGTAGAAACATCTTCTATTTGAGCAGCTTGTATTTCTTGAGGAGTTGGAACAGCTGGTTGAGCTACTCCTGCTGTTGTTTGTTCTGAAATTACAGGTTGAGCTTTATAGTCTTCAGCAACTAATTTATCAAGAGGCTTAATAAAAGCATCTTGCCCTTTTAGTTTTTGTTCTTCAGGTATATCTGTTGATATTTGTGCTGCTTGTGCTTCTAATCCTAAATCACCTAAAGATGTCCTTCCTGATGCAATATCAGCAGCTCTTTGAGAACTTTCAATAACTCTTTGTTCTCTTTCTCTTTGCCCTTGTGTAACAGAAGCTTCAGGAACATTACTTAATGGTGTCCTAACTATAGTATCAGTATCCCCAGTTCCAGTGCCTCCAGTGCCTCCAGTGTCTCCACCAGTATTTCCAAAAGCACCTCCACCGGTATTACCACCGGCACCACCACCAAAATTATTTTTATTTGTTTCTTTTTCGTCTGCCTCTCTACTAAAATCTTTTTGACCTGCACGTTTTAACGCAGCATTTCTAGCTCTTTCTTGTGGACCTCCCTCTTGAGCCTGTACACGTCCACCTGTGCTCATATCTACACGACCACCAGTAGTATACTTTTTCTTATACCTATTCTTCTTTTTTGCCATTTTTCTTTTTCCTACGTAGTAACGTCTTCAAAACCTTTGAAGGTACAGTAGTGATGGAGATA